ATAAATCAGGCGGACGCATTCGGAAAACTAAGCAGGCAAACAGGAATTGCAGCGGATACTCTACAAAGCTACGTTAATGCCGGAAAACTAGCGGGAGTCGAGCAAGGAACAATTGATAAAGGTTTAAGGCGTCTTGCTCAATCAATGCGTGAAGCTGATCAGGGCGTTACAACTTATGCAGATGCTTATAAGGCTTTAGGCGTAACAGTTAGAGATTCAGACGGCAATTTAAAAGAATCAGAAGTTGTTCTTAGTCAATTGGCTGACCGTTTTCGAGATATGCCAAATGGAGCGACAAAGTCGGCTTTAGCAATGGAAATATTTGGTAGATCAGGGGCGCAGTTAATACCAATGTTGAACGAGGGCGGCGATGCTTTGGAACGATGGAATTACGAGACAAGTGAAGGTTTTGCAGCGAACGCGGAATATTTCAATGACCAATTAACAATGTTAGGTTTTGGCTTTGATGGTTTTAGAAAGCAATTAGCAGATGAATTATTACCGGCTTTAAATTCTATTGTTGAAGCATTTCAGGATTTGTTTGATAGCAAAAATGATTGGCAGGGATTATTTGAAGCAATAAGTATTAGCGTTAGAACTTTGGCTTTTGGTTTAATGTCAACGGCTATTGCATTAGAAGAAATTGGTAACTACTTAGCAAGATTAAAAAGAAGATTTGGCAGAATGTTTGGTGGGCAACAAATGGATGATCCAGACAATGGATATTTTAAAGGCGTAGTAGAAAGATTTAAAAGAAATCAGGAAATATTCAAAAAAATTACTTTTGGAGAATCAGAAGCGGGTGATGCTTATGGGTTTAATAAAGGAACAGAAGAAGCTAATAAATTTGGTGATCAATTAGATAAAACTTTTGGAACACAAATGCAATCTAAATTAAAGACTTTTAAAGATGGCATTAAATCCGTTGGTGAATCAATGGCTGATGTAGTTATTAAAGGGATCAAAGGGATGGAAGATGCCTTAGTAAATTTTGTAATGACTGGAAAAATGAACTTTAAAGACTTAGCAAACAGCATTATTCGCGATATGGTTCGGATCACAATTCAACAATCAATAACAGCTCCATTAGCCGGTTTTTTAAGTAGTGCAATTGGTAGCGCCTTTGCACCTAGTTTAGGTATGACGCAAGGTTCTAACATGCCTAGCAATCCACAATTTAGAGGAGCTAGAGCGAATGGAGGCTCTGTGGTTGGCGGGTCTTCCTATCTCGTTGGTGAACGCGGTATGGAAATATTTACACCAAGAACAAGCGGAACAATTACACCAAATGACAAAATAGGCGGTACAAATGTTGTTGTTAATGTTGATGCCTCAAATACAGACGTACAAGGCGATGAGCAACAAGGGAGAGCATTAGGCCAATTAATCGCGGCTGCTGTTCAATCTCAATTAGTGCAACAGTCAAGACCCGGAGGAATCCTTAACCCTGCTTAATTATGGCTACTTTCTCTTATACCCCTTCATTTCCTGCGACTGAACAAAGTTCTCCAATAGTTCGCACTACTGTCTTCGGTGAAGGCTACCAACAAAGGATTCAATTCGGCCTTAATCGTGACCCGAAGAATTGGTCTTTAACCTTTGCTAATAGAGACGATACAGATAGAGACAATATCATCACATTTTTAGAAGCAAGATCAGGGACAGAATCATTCGATTGGACACCGCCGAGAGGTAGCGCCGGAAAGTTTATCTGTCGTTCATGGTCAACCAATATGCCGAGGTATGGCAGAACAACAATTAATGCAAAATTTGAAGAGGTGTTTGAACCATAAATGGCAATACCTGTAAGTGAGCTACAAAAAATCAACCCTAGTTCTGTAATAGAGCTATTTACTTTGACGCTTGATAGTACGCTCCACGGTGCCTCTACTGTTTATAGATTTCACAATGGCGCCAATATGAATGCAAATGGTGAAGTGATTTGGGCGTCTAATTCTTATCAAAGATTTCCCATTGAATGTGATGGTTTTTCTTATTCTGGAAAAGGAACCTTGCCAAGACCACGACTTAGGATTTCAAATATTCTCGGAACGATTACTAGCTACATATCAACCGTTAACGCGACAACGGCGGGGAATGATCTAAACGGGGCAAAATTAACAAGGATTAGAACACTAGCTAGATATATCGACGCGGCTAATTTTTCTGGTGGAACCAACCCATATGGAACACCCGACGCAAGCGCCGCTTTCCCTGAAGAAATATATTTTTTAGATCGTAAAACCACAGAAAACAGAGACATCGTTGAATGGGAGTGTTGCGCTGCTTTTGATCTCGTTAATGTTCGCGTTCCTTTACGGCAAGTCACCCGAACCGATTTCCCCGGTGTTGGTACTTTTATTTAATTATGAACTGGAAAGAATCAGCATTAATTCACGCAAAAGAAACAAACACAAAAGAAGTTTGCGGTCTTATTTGCATTGTTAAAGGTAGAAAGAAATATTGGCCATGTGAAAATATCGCAGATGATCCGACTGATGGTTTTTGCTTGTCACCCGATGACTGGATGAAAGCGGAAGACGCAGGGGAATTGGTCGGGGTTTTTCATTCGCACCCGTTCACATCGCCACAACCTAGCCAAGTTGATCTATCTAGTTGCGAGCATTTAGGTTTACCGTTTTATATTGTGAACCCACAAACTGAACAATGGCATGAATTTAAACCAACAGGATATAAAGCGCCTTTAATTGGTCGTCAATGGACATGGGGTTCAAGTGATTGTTGGACTTTGGTAATTGATTATTTTGCCGAAAAAGGTTTAAAGGTTAAAAACTGGACAAGACCAAACAAGCCGGAAGAAATATTAACCAATGGCATATTTGAAAGATTAATTCCGCGCAGTAATTTTGTTGAAATAGACGATAATAGAGAAATGTTATCGGGTGATTTGTTATTGATGAAATTTACCGGCCTTGATCCTGACCATGTAGCCATTTATGTAGGTGAACAAATGGTTTTGCAGCACATGGGCGGGCGTTTAAGTTCTCGCGATTTATACAATCAGTTTTTGATTGATGCAACTGTTAGGAGGTATCGTCATGCTGCGTAAAATCAAAGTGTATGGAGCTTTAAAAAAGTTTCTTGATTGGGAGACGGGTACTTTTTTAGCTGATATTTCTAACGTCGCGGAAGTCGGGCGTTTTTTAGTTGCTAATTGGCCTAGTGTTGAAAAACATATGCAAGATCAACATTATAAAATCTTTGTTGGAAGTTACAACGTTTCAGAAGAAGAGTTAAATTTACCAATAGGTCAAAAAGAAGAAATAAGGATTGTTCCGGTGGCTGTTGGTGCTAAAGGTTTCTTCAGTAGTGGGATTGGAAAAATTGTTACTGGCGCGGCTTTAATTGGTTTAACAGTTGCAACGGGTGGGTTTGGTGGCGCCATGGTTTTTGGTGCGGCAGGCGGAACAGGCGCGGCGCTATCATGGGGAAGTGTTGCGATGGGTATTGGTACAAGTCTTGCTTTAGGTGGCGTTTCTCAAATGTTGACGCCAACCCCAGAAATACCAACATTTAGCGGTAATGATTCGGCTTTAGATCCACAAAGTAACTACTCATTCAGCGGCGTTCAAAATGTATCCCGTGCGGGTGTTCCCGTTAATCTAATTTTTGGAGAAATCTTTACTGGTTCGATTATTGTTAGCGCTGGTATTGATACTGTTCAAGTTAAGGGCGCTGCCTAATGGTATTTTTCAATCGGACGGTTTTATCTGCATTGGGTCTAATAAATGATCCAACGCTGCCTAAAGAAATTCTCGGTTCCAAGCAATTTGCAACCTTTGTTGAAGTATTAGGAGAGGGAGAAATTGAAGGTTTCCCAAGTGCAGCGGCTTACACAAAGGGAACCAATAATTATAATTTAGCGGCGTTAAAAGATGTTTATTTAAATAAAACTCAAATCCTTAAATCTTCTGCTGATGTAACTAATTTACAAGATACAGATTATAACTTTAGAGATGTAGAGTTTACACCGCGTTTTGGTACATCTAACCAAACATATATAGGAGGAATTAATAATATTGAGACTGAGTTTAGTGTTAATAGTGCTGTTACTTATTCTTCATCTGTTTCTCGAACTTTAACAAGTGGAATTGATGCAGTTAGAGTAACGATTGGTGTACCTAGATTACAAAGATATGAAGATGACGGAAGTATTTCAGGTTTAACTACTTATGTAACAATTCAAATTACAGATAATAATGGAACAGTTGCAACACCGATTAGTGATGATGCCATTAGCGGTAGAACTTCAAGCGCATATTTTAAAGATTATCTTATAAGTTTTAACGGTGGTTCGCTTGTTCATCCTTTAACGGTCACAGTAAAAAGAACAGCAGCAGATAATACCGACCCCAAAAAATTTGATGCGTTTAACTGGTCATCTTATACAGAAATTTTATTTGAACAAAGAGCATACGCAAATACGGCGCATGTAGCTTTAAGGTTTGATTCTGAGCAATTTCCACAAACCCCAAATCGTTCATACCGCGTCAGGGGATTAAAAATCCCTATACCGTCAAATGGAACAGTTAATTCAACAACGGGTGCAATTAGTTATTCGGGAAGTTGGAACGGCTCATTTAAAACAGATCCCGAATGGACAACAGACCCCGCGTGGATACTCCATGAATTATTAGTTAATACTCGTTGGGGGTGTGGCGCTCATATCTCAGCTAGTCAACTTTCTAAATATGACTTTTATGCTGTTTCTCAATATTGCGGCGCAAGTGTTGATGATGGCAATGGAGGAACCGAACCAAGATTTGCAGTTAATGGAGTTGTTCAGCAACAGGTAGACGCATATAAATTAATTAATGATCTTTGTTCTGTAATGCGTTGCATGCCCTTTTGGAGTACGGGCGCCTTAACGATCTCACAGGATGCACCAAAAGACGCAAGCTATTTATTCACCCTTGCCAACGTGGGAGAAGGTGGCTTCACTTATTCAGGATCATCATTAAAGAGTCGTCATACCGTTGTTAATTGCGGCTATTTCGATATGGAAACGCAAGAAATAGATTATGAGGAAGTTGTTGATAGTACGGCAAAAACAAAATATGGCGCAGTTGTTAAACAGGTAAAAAGCCTTTTTTGCACGTCAAGAAATCAGGCGGCGCGTTTAGGTCGTTGGCTTCTTTATACAGAACAACACGAATCAGAAATCGTAACTTTTTCGATTGGACTATCAGCAGGCGTATTAATTAGACCCGGCGCAGTAATAGAGATTAGCGATCCTGTCAGGGCTGGAGTGAGGCGCGGTGGCCTAATCAAATCAGCTACTACAACAGTTATTACTATCGATAACACTGATCAAACAGATCTTACAGATACAAATAACCCTACTCTTTCTGTTGTTCTTTCTGATGGTTCCGTTGAGACAAAAACAGTAAGTGGAATATCAGGGGCAGAGATAACTGTTATTTCTGCTTTTAGTTCTGCGCCAAATAGTAATTCAGTTTGGATCTTGCAAAACGACACAGTTCAAACAACTCAATGGCGAGTTTTATCAATTACAGAAGAAGAGGGCGTTAATTATGTTGTCACGGCGCTGCCTTATAACTCTGGTAAATACGCTTATGTAGAAGACGGTTCAACACTTCAAACAAGAAATACAAGTGTTTTAAATACACCTCCTGATGCTCCCGGTTCTTTGTCTGCAACAGAGCAATTTTATGAAGAAAATAATCAAGCAAAAGTAAAAATTATTGTTAGTTGGCAATCAGTACTTAGAGCTAGTTCATATCGTGTTCAATGGAGAAAAGGAAGCGACAATTTTGTTTCATCTGACGTACTGTCAAGACCTGATTATGAAATTCTTGATGCAACCGCTGGAAATTATGAAGTAAGAGTATTTTCTATAAGTGGTATTGGCGTCTCTTCTTCTGTTCCTAGTGAATTAACTTATACAGCCGTAGGAAAAACAGCAGTGCCAGCGGCACCAACTAATCTATTCTTTGAAGCAATAAACAGCAATACAGGGCGTTTAACTTGGGATCAAACAACCGACCTTGATGTGAAATTAGGCGGTCGTTGTGTGTTCAGGCATTCCAATAAAACCGATGGATCAGCAACATTTTCTAATGCTGTAACGCTTATTGCTGCAAAAGCTGGTAGTCAAACAGAAGCAACAATACCAATGGTTGAAGGTGAGATATTTTTAGCCTTTGAAGACTCAGGTGGAAGAATATCTAGCGCCACTTCAATTGTTATTGATCTTCCTGATCCAATTGGTGCTTTACCTGTTTTAACAAGACGAGAAGATAGTGATTCGCCACCATTTCAAGGAACTAATTCTGATACTTATTACAAATCTTCTTTAGATGCTTTAACGCTTCAGGGAACAACTTTATTTGACACAATTGCAGATGTTGACGCAATGGTGGATTTCGATATTTCTGGTGATGTTGATAACGAGGGAACATATACCTTTGCAAATAAACTTGATTTAGGCGCTAAATTCTCACTTGATCTAAAACGTCATTTTGTAACTACGGCTTATTTACCTGCTGATGATTTCGATGCGGTGGCAGATGTTGACGCAATTGACGATTGGGATGGGGCAGCAATATTAAATGTAGATGCAAAATTATATTTAAGATCTACAGATGATGACCCAGCGTCAGGCGGTGCTAGTTGGTCAGGTTGGAAAGAGTTTATTAATGGTACTTTTACAGGCCGAGGCTTTGATTTTAAAACGATACTTACAAGTAACAACACAGATGAAAATATTCTCGTTAATGAATTGGGTTATACGGCCACACTTCAAAGAAGACAAGAACAAAGCACCGGGGCGGTTGCATCTGGGGCAGGTAGTAAAACAGTTAATTTCGCTAAAAACTTTTTTGTAGGAACAAGCGTTTTGGGTGGCGCTAATGCTTATTTACCTTCGATTGGTATAAATGCGATGAACTTGGCAAGCGGTGACTATATAGAGATGGGAACGGTAACAGGTAGTTCTTTTGTTGTGACCTTTAAAAATTCAAGTAATGCCGCAGTTGATAGAAATTTCACTTGGTCGGCTGTGGGTTACGGCAAAACAGTATAGAATAACGCTAACGCTACGTATGAGTTAGAAGATGGCACAAGCTGATGGAGTAGTTGCAAACGGTACGGGTTCGGCTGTAAGAAGTGACATTAATACTCAATATGCCGCCTTATGGTCAAATCATTCAGGAAGTACTGAACCGAGTTCAGGGAAAGTATCCTATCAATTGTGGGCTGATACAAATAGCGGATATTTAAAAATAAGAAATGCGGCTAATAATGCTTGGATTCAATTATTTAAACTTGATGGAACTTTAAGCGATATTCCTGTTGAGGGTACTGTCATAAAATCAACAGGTGAATCGGGCGGCACTAAGTTTTTAAGAGAAGACGGTGATGGTACTTGTTCATGGCAAACCCCTGCATCCGGTGGCGCGGCATTAACAGGCTCAACCAATAACACAGTTGTTACTGTTACTGGAGCGAACGCTATTCAAGGTGAGGCAAATCTAACCTTCGATGGTAGTCAATTAGGTATTGGTTCTGCTTCAAACTACGGAACAATAGGAACAGCAGCAGCTTTTCAAATTCAAGGAACTAATACTGGTAGCAACACAAGTATCAATATAGTCAATGCTGCAACTTCTAACGCAAGTTCTACTTGTGATATAAACGCTTGGCAAGACTTTAGATTATCAACAAGAATTATATCTGGAAGAGAAAACGCAAATAACTGGACAAGTGCTGCAAACCAAGCAGCAAGTTTTTTAGCATTTTATACAAATAGTGCTGGAACAGTTGCGGAAAGATTCCGTATTATGTCAAATGGAAATGCAGAAGTAACTGATGGAAATTTAAAAATAGGAACTTCTGGTCACGGTATTGACTTTAGTGCTACTTCAGATGGAAGTGGTAATGATACTAGCGAACTACTAGACGACTATGAAGAAGGTGAATGGACACCTACGCTTAACACTGGAGATTTTGGTGTTACCAGTTATGCTACAAGGTACGCAAGGTATACAAAAATAGGTAGGGCAGTGCATATTGTGATGTATATCATGTTGAGCAATAAGGGAAGTAATAGCGGGTATTTAAAATTGTGGGGTTTACCTTATACCAACGCGGCGAGTCCTGCTTACACTGCTTTATCTTGTTGGTGCACGAGCATGGAAATTGGGGGCGCACGTTCAATGATTGCTTATGTAAATCCCGGCTCTAATTGGTGTGCAATACAAAAATATAATGAATCAAGTGGAGATGCTAATTGGTGTACAGAAGCTGACCTAAATAATAATAGTGAAATACGGTTAGCAGGAACTTACTTTGTTTAATTTTTAGACCGTTAGCACGTCTATAAACTAAGCCATAAACCTGTTTTAATCGGAGATTAATCCTAAATGAGCTTAACTAAAACACAAGAGAACGATAAGATAGAGATCGTTAACAGATGGTCGGTACAGGTCAGAAATGCGACAATTATAAAAGATGACGGTAAAGAGATTTCTCGTTCCTTTCATAGAAAAGTATTAACACCGGGAACACTTGATGCAAGTGACAACCTAGTAGCTACTGATATATCTGGAGAGGATGCAGATGTTCAGGCTATATGTAACGCA